CTCCAAGTTCAACAGCTTCGTCCAATAGTAATTCATAGTCCGTTTCCGTTATATTCGCATGCTCCTTGAGGTTACCTGTTAATGAAAAACCATGTACATCTCGAATTTTATTGTATAAAGATTCAAATTTGGTCATTTCTTCATCATGCTCAAAGAAAGCTGAAATTTCCCCTGTCTTATAAACACGCCAACCACCTTCTATGAAACCAATAGCAGTTGTAGCGAATAAATCAATCAAATCAGTACATTCAATTTGTTGTTTATAGACTACAGGTTCAAACATTGTCAACTTTCCCATTTTGAAAGTAAGATTGGAGGCTTCACACATTCCAAGCGAAACAACATAGTTCAACAATTTCAATACATTCTTAATGTCCTTATTTTGTCGGTACTTCTTCCAATTGGACAAAGCACCCTTCAAATTTTCAATCCACTGTCTTTCATCCTCTCCTGACTGCTCAACCATAACTCTTACATCCTCTGTTATAAATGCATCCCAATCATCACAATTTGGTTTTGCAAATGACATCAAATGTCCAAGTAACGATTTACTACTGTGAGCCTGAGCATACGAAACCAACGCAGAAACAACACCTGCTTTACTAGTTGTATTCTGCAAACTTGTTTTGAGAGCTAATAATAAAGTAGTCTCCCTTGCAACAAAATCTGGCGTGACGAATGACGGTAACCTTATTCCTAATTGTTCCTCAAGAACACGCCTCCGCTTTCTAAATACGGAGGACACCACTTTGAATAGTACGTTATATACTACATATGTCGCGCCTGTCAAACCTGCACAACAATAAATATATAACAATAAAGTGTGTGTGAGCCGAAAGGTACTTGGTGTCAACAAAGACGGAAACAAGAACTGTAACCAAACACCTATTATCCACCAAGGTGGATCTTCCTCACTTGGAGGGCTGGCGTTAAAACGCCATTCCACGTTATCAACGTGGGCGTTCTTCCGAGCAGAACGTTGTGCTCCTTCGCTTTCGCGGTATGTGGGTGTACCAAACCCACGGCCATGACTGGAATCCTTACGGCAGTTTCCCTCTGCAATACTTACTGTCATGATGTGAAGTTAATAATCTCCTGAAGTCTTCGTCCAACAGGAATGCTGTATACAGCTTCTTTGCAACCAAAAGAACTACCCTGGTTACTTGGGTGATGCTTTATAATATTATATCGTTCTCTTTAAAGTTTCGGTATTATACTACTTATGATTAACTATATCATCGGCCGGATGGTAAGTCCGTTTATAGATAACCTAAGGCAAAACGACATAAATGTACTTGCTAATCGAATCCGCAACTTATAAAAATATACAAAGTCTTACACTAGTCTTCACAATAAATTGAAGCTAAAGCTTATGAGTATATATTACAAGAAGTATTCTTTCGGGCACAGTCGCGAGTGGCATAGTCTTAAAGTAAATATCTTATATCCTTTGAGGCGCTCCGGGTTCCTCTTACGATATGTGAGTCCAAAAATCTGTTCGTATAAATCCTACGCAAAAGTCGTAATATAATAATAAAGGCTACATCAAGCCGCGTCTCCACTAACGTGGTACTCCGCGAGGAGTAGAGATTAAGTCCCAAATGGGACAGTCTATCATCGTGTTTGCCGCAAACACTCAAGATCTCAGACAACAATACACCACAATGGGTGTCGAAGTGCGGCAACTTCGAGTGAAAGCTGGTTTAACACTTTCGATACCTGGTTAAGAATGAGGAAATCCTCATAGTATGGAGTAAAGGGGCTGACCCCCAAACTCCATCAAACGGTGTAAA